CATCTGTTATCTACTTGGCAACTTTCATAACAGACGGCATATAGCCAACTTCGCATTGAATACGTTGATTATTTTTTACCAAGGGTACTAACACCTGCTGTAGCCATATTTTCTTCTCCTTTCGTGCAATAAAAAAAGAGCATTTCTGCTCTTCTAACTTTTCTATATAAATAGCTATTAGCTACTTATATTAGTTTGAAACAATATCCGTATCTCCACTGCCAATAACTCTAGTAAACCTTGCAATGCAATAGTATACCCCGCTACTGACTTGTGGGTCGGGAAACATGGAAATGGTAAACCTAAGTTTTTTCATCTCCAATATACAAGCATTCATGATCTTCCTGCATTCCTGCTCTGACTTGTTAGAAAATATCTGTAATTCAAATGTTGCTCTGATTGCGTTAACACTCTCATTTACAAGATCATTTCCCATTTCGACAGGCGGTAATTCATGAACATATAAAGTTGGGAACTTACCTACACCACTAACAGAATCATTCTGATTAGATGTAGTACAGTTAAGCTGAGGATAAGGTGCATCAGTCTTCTCTGTCAGTAGATATTGTAAAATTGTAAATATAGTTGATTCTGTTTCTGCAAACCATGTATCAGACATTGAAAACCTCTCTTGCTATTTCTTCAGCTCTTTGCAGCATTTCCATATCAGCATTGTACATAGGGTGCGTAGGCCTAACACCATGACCCTGTTTCCATTCACCTTTATGGTCTTCCTGCCATTCCTTATACCACCAGGTAGGTTCATTTGCATGTGTCTGACCAGGGAAAGTACCCTGACCAACACCAGTAATATTAAATAAAACTTCTGCCAATGTAGCTGATCCGAACTCAGACATAAGTAATGGACTCAACTCAGCTGTTTTCCTCGTTCCAAAATAATCCCATTCAGCGATAATCTTGTGACTATCGCTTGCAATAAGAAAACCTATAGTCCGGGTGCCGCCTTTTACATCCTTTGAAAAACTAATGTAATTGCCATAACCGCCTGCGTTCTGTTTTGCTACCCTTATTCCTTCATCAATCAACTTATTTACGAATTGTTCAGTCTTAATCGGCAATGATGCCTTATAGGCTTTTAATTCTTTTATAGCGTTGCCAATTGACTTTGAATTAAGAGTTATTTTCAGTTGTTTCATTTTTAACCACCGCTTCGAGCATACACTTCCAAAAGTACTGTCCTTCAGGCATTATTCCTATTACTTTATAATCTGCCGACTTAGGATCAGGTGTGCCGTCATCACGGTACTTTACTTCAGAAGTTTTCCATATGATCGTTCCAGCTTTAAATGGGTACTGATTACGCCTATAAGTCATTTTAGCACTTAAGCGAGAATTAGTACCAAATGCTTGTAATTCACTTTCAGTCAAATCCCCTGAGATGGAATTGTAAAAGCTTATAGGATCGCTATAAACATCTTCATCTTCGCCTGAGGTCTTAGGAACTTGTTCACCACCTACGATTCGATATATGATGTTTCCATCTTCATCACGTTCATATATAGGCTGCTTGCCTTTTAGCAACGAATAAATCAAAGGTTGTCTAATTCTTCTTGCAGTTCTCATAACCTTTACCTCGCTATCGGATAAATACCATAAAATAACTTATCTCTATCCCTATAGTTTAATGATACGCCATCGGCGCTGTATGAATTTAACCCCTCATTACCAACTGCATTATAATCATACCGGGCAATATCCTGTATGTTTGAATAGAAATTAGTCATATCCTCTTCAATCGTTGCTTGTGAATATGATTTCGGATAGTTCCTTGACCTCTGGACATCGCGATAAGCTGACTTTATTTTTGACTTTAATAGGTTTTCACTAAGCAAATCAGCTTGTGCCACGTCTGCTAATATTTCCTGTTTTAAGTTTTCAAAAATCTCGTCAAGCATTTCGCTAGTCGTCATAAGTCACCTCTTAAATTCCTAATATCTCAATAAGCTCAGAACGGATTTCATCAGCCTTTTTGTCCTCGACTTCAATTCCATTTTTCTTTGCTATGGATTTTAACTTCATAAAAGGCATCTTCTGAATGTCTTCAGCAGTAAATACTGTATCAGCCTTTTTTTCATCCTTTTCAGCAGCTACTTCGCTGTCTTCTACTCTTTTGATAAGAGCTATGCGCTGGAAGTTATTACCGCTTAAAAGGTCTTTGATACGCACATCTGAAACGGTATGGCCTTCACGAGGGTAGACATCACCCTCGTGATAAGCATACTCGTTATCTTGTGCGTCAGTGAAATATCTTGTAACTACGTATTTCATAACGCCTTCCCCTTCTTATCAAGCACTAGCTGACACAGTAACAGCAACTGTCTTTGTTACGCTACCAGCTGTGCATGTGATGTTGACTGTACCAGCAGCAACACCTGTGATCACAACGTCTGCATTGCTAAGGCCATTAGCAACAGTAACAACGTCTGTATCAGCAGAAGCCCATGTGTATGTTGTTCCAGCAGGAGCAACCTTAGCATGTACTGTATCCATGCCACCAACAGGAATTGTGATTGTATCAACATCAGTTGTGATTGTAGGTGTGATAGTACCACCGATTGTACCAACAACAACACCATCGATCCTTTCAGCAAAGAGAACGATACCTGATACAACTACGTCCTCAGCTGTCATTGTCTTGTAATCTGGAAGCTCGTGGATACCGATGTAACCAAGCTCATCAGATGTAAACTCAAATACTTCGTCGAGATCAGCACCGTTTACAGGAACATAGTAAAGTACTAAGTTTTCCTTAGCTGTTCCGTATACAGTACCCTTTGGAATATTAGAGTTAAGAATTACAGTACCAAGTCCGAGGAAATTCTCGATATAAGACATACCGAATACCTGCTGAACTGTGATCTGGGCTGCACCAAGGTAATCAGCTACATCAAGAGGATTCATGAAATAAACTGCTTCTATTTCTGTATCCTCGAAGAGTACCTGTAACTGTCCCCAAATAGCTGCAAGAGTTGCCTGGAATGTTGTACCAGCTGCAAGGCCTGTGCCCTGACTAAGGAAATTGAAGAAATACTTCTTGATACCCTTCTGAGCATCCTTAAGCATCTCTTCTGTAGTCATTGTAACTGCCTGATTGTAACCTTTTTCGATAATAGCTTCAGCGGATGTAGCCTTTCTCCATTTCTTGAAAGGAATCTCGCCAAAGTTTACAGGTACTGTCTTGTAGTGTGACAGTGGGATGAGATCGCCTTCAGCAACCAGACCATCCTGAAGAGTACCTGTAGCTTTGTAAGCCTTAAGGTATGTACCTGCCTGTTTAGGCTCTTTTCTTGTTACACCGAGTGCTTCAACGAGCTTCTTGATGCTATCAGTAAAACGATAGACGAAATCAAGTTCTCTAGCTTTCGCAAGGTCGGCTTTCTTGATTAAATTTGTTTCTGCTGCCATAGTTTTTCTCCTTTTCTTTATTGAAATAACGCAAGATGCTTGGCAATCTCTTTCTGACGTTCATCACGATCTTTGATTGCCAAAATTTCTTCCTTTGTCATAGAAGACTCTTCTCCGTCGCCCATGTTTGCTTTTGGTCTTGAAGCTTTCCATTCGGCTTCTTTCTCTTTGAGAAGAGCTTTGGTGTGCTGAGCCTGTACATCAGCGAGTGCATCCATGTCACCCTCGATTTCAGCCTTGGCTGCCTTTTCAGCAAGATCATCACTCATGCCTTGGAGTCTGTATCTCTTTAAGGCTTCGTTCTGAGCCTTGTAGTTTTCAAGCTCTTTTAGATGTGCAGCTTTTTCCTCATCTTCAGCAGCTTTCTTTTCTGCTTCCAACTCAGCTTCTGTCATCTTTGCCCTAAGAGCTTTTGTTGAATCCCCAGCCTTCTTAAGAGCGGCGTCACGCTCTGCTTTCAGCTTCTTAACCTCTGCTTGTGCTTGTGCGATTTCTGCGAGGGCATCTTCATAAGATTTAGATGTTTTTTCACCACCCTCATTACCTGTTTCACCTGTATCAGGGTCGTTTTCAGGCGCCGTGCTGTCATCAGCACCAGTAGTGTCCTCTGCAAAAAACTGCAAGTTCAATGGGTACAATAATTTTTTCTTCATGACTTTTCTCCTTCTGTGCTTTTAAAGTTCATCTCCGAACTGTTGTGTTTTTACGTCTTCTCTGACGAATTTTAGGTATAAAAAAAGCACCTAGATTTCTCTAAGTGCTTAAATGGGTTACAAAGCTGTGACACCTTGTAACCCACCAACTATATTTAGGAGGCCACCTTACTGGCAAGATAAGGGGATCAGTTGTAAACTCCGTCAATTAAATCCTGGAAGCTAAACTCTGTTCCATCAGACGCTACCATATGTCCTGATATTTCAGTGCCAAGGTACGTCCTAGTGAGGTTAGTTCCAATGGCTAATGTGGCTCCACTTGAAATAGCTGCGGAAGCCTTACATAGCTTGTCATTAAAATACAATAATGCTCCCTTAGTATATGCCTGACTAGCGGTTGAACCACTCTCTATTGTGGCTACGGCACCATTAGCAAAGGGTAGTAATATATTTCCACTAGAATCCTCAAAATGTCCTTGTAAATTTGCCATAAATCACCTCATTAATTGACATTGTTAAGCTGTCTTATAAGCTCTTCCTTGTTCTTTTTGTCCATCTCTGCTGCTTCTTCGTCCGTCACAACAGGAAGGTGCATACAATATGTGTAGTACCCTTCCCCGTCTGAATTACCCCCTAGTCCATCATGATAGGGCGTATAGAGTAGTTTCATATTGTTCTTTTCTGCTAATGTTATAGCACCACGTTTTTGATAGGTCTTACCAAGATAAACTAACTTATCATGTGTTATGGCAAGTAGTGAACTAGCCATATAGCTTTCAAGAGTACGTCTGTCCTCTGCATCTTTTGTAAGTGCTATTATTGCTTCTCTTAATTCTGATATTGCCTCTTTATGTTCCTGATATCTTTCAAGACCTTTTTGCTCTCTTTGTTCCAGTCCTAATTTAACGTCCTTTGTAAGTTCTTCTATCAGCTTAGAGTTTTTATCACAATAATCTGCTTTCCACTTGTTATTAACCTCAGTAAGATGGTCTTTCATATCTTTCTTGATTGTGTCGGCATTATCCTTTTTTGCATCTTCTTGCTTTTTGTCCTTCCGGGTTAGCAAAAACTGAACCAATCCCGAACCCAAAATCACAGACACAATAGTGATTGCTTGGTTTACATCAATCATGTGTTTTCTCCAATAAAAAAGCACCCTTATACAGAGTGCCAACAGTGTTTCCATAACAGGTCAGTAAATCCGTCTGGATCAAACGATCTATAGTCATACTGTATCTGACATACTTTTTTACCTCTTAATCACTTGTCTTAGTGTACTGGATGGTAAACGTAACTTCAATATTTGTATAGCTCGATACTTTCCATGCACTACCACATTGAAATGCTACATTTGCCAAAGAAATATTTGAGAACGCTAAATTCCAATTATCTCTTGATGTTTCACCCCCAATAAAAGTTGCGGGAATTAAACAATAGTAAGTATTGCTATTTGACACATATTTAAACATTCCTGTAGATATGTTTTTAATGCTAGTTCCGCTTGGAAGATTTATTGCCAACTGATTAGTAAGCTGTGTTCCATTGGTAAATGTATAGTTACAAGTCTTCTGATACAGAGGTTTTCCGTCAATCCAAGTTCCTACCACTTTTTCACTTGTTGAAAAGTCAAGTGATGGATTAAGATATATATTCTTAGTGGCTATACAGAATAATACTGAGGTGTTGGTTGGACGGGCAGTGTATGTTGGAGGTGTAGTACTCACAGTAGTAATTTTACCAGTCCCAGGCTCACCTCTATATGGTGCAGTAGTACCATCGGGATAAGAATCAGTAAGCCTAGCTTGTCCCTGTTCACCCATGCTATTTTGTGAAAATCCCTGATACATAGACTGTCTTGATGAATACCAAACAAAATTTAAATGTTTTGTTGCGTCTTGATGTTCACCAACTTCAGCACCACTACCTTGATTAGCATGGCTATTAGTTCCTGCACCTCTTAGAAATTCACCAGAGAGGTCAACAATTCCGAAAGTGGTAGTTCCGTCACCACCAAAATAATTAGAGCTACCGAATTGCTCTTTAAAGTAATCGGCAAGTTCTGGGTAGTCTGAAATGTTAACAACTCGTCCATCACAAGGTAAATAGTTAGCAGGTGCAGTCTTACCCATCACAGATATGACTGTTCCTACTGGTGTAAATCCTGCTTCAGCAGAGCCACCAAGATAAGGCAGGATTCTATTGTAAAAATCTTGTAAATCTGATTTTGATACTAATTTATCTGTACTCATATTTTTCCTCCCTTAATCTGTGGTTTTAGTGTATTGCATGATAGCATAGCCAGAAAGATTTGAAAAAGCACTTGCGTTTACACCAATAGAAAGTTTGTTTGCATTGGTATGTCGGCTTGTTCTTAAAAATGCCCTGATAAATCCCAAACTATTGCTTGATACTGTCGTTCCGCTAATGGTTACGTCACTTCTGCTTCCGTATAAATCATTTGTAATAACAGCGTTTCCATCAGTTGTTTCAAATATCACATCGCATCTAATGGATTTATCAATAGGCACTCCTAATGCGTAATCTTTATATACGCTAGTGCCTTCTGTAACTACTGTTGGTGTGGTAATAGCTATAACTCTCTCATAGATAGTAGAACCATCAATCCACTTGCCTACCACCTGCTCTTCTGTGGAGTACTTATGATATCTTGCACTTACACTTGGAAGAGGGGTTACTACATCATCCATATCCTCGGAAGACATCACATCTACCTCTACCTCGGTCTGTTCATCTGTAGAATTATCTGATGCTGTCAGTCCATTACCGAATTTCAATTTCTCACGCTGTGTTAGAGCAGTATCTTCGGCATCTAAGATCTCGTGGCCACCGCCTCCAGTCTGAAACTCCCTCCATTTGCCAAGGGTTTCATCTACTGTATTTGTAGATTTCCACTGGTATGTCTTATCTGTAGCAGTACAATAAGCCAAGCATCCATCATACATAGTTGCATCGGCTACCGCTTTCATGTTTACCAATGTGTCATATTTTAATCGCCCGTCAAGGGGCTTTGCTGCGCTATAGGAAAAGTTATCACCAACCAAGATGCTCATATGTTAATTACCCCCTTTATATCAAAATTCAGACCTTTTAAATCTCTTGTGTCTACGTGAAGAATATTTAAACCTTTGCGTTCGCAATAATCATCCAACATAACATCACTTAATGATCGTACCTCAACAAGACGATTATTAATCTGACCATTGAAACCATGAATAGAACCATCAATATTCACGTATAAATCATATTTAGGTAAATAAAAATCAATCACAAAGCCTTTTCCTTGTTCGGTGATAATTGGACATTGCCATATATAATCTATATGGTTATCATCCAAAATCTTCATAAACATGACTTCGTATTTATTTCTTTTCCCTCTTTGCTGTTTGACTACACGCTCTAAATACTCTTTTTTGTGTTCAATGTCTGAATAATATTCCTTGAAATTCTTAGATGCCCTTTCTCTGGCATCTTGATTGTTCATGGTTTTTATTCGTTTAACATTGATCTGCTCAATTTCTTCATCCGTTACTGTATCTCGCCATTTTATTAGCCTTTCAGTTACTTCCTCTCTATAGTCCTCGTGAGTGGAATAGTATTCTTTCAATAACTCAGAATGTTTTTTCTTATTTTCGGATGATGAATAATAAGCTGTTTTCTTTTGGGCTTGTTCTTCCCGGTTTTCTTCTTTACCCCAATACTCTATGAAATGCTTTTTGTGTTTAGCCTTTACTTCGGGTTTCGCATTGTTTTCAATATTGATCTGTCGCATTTTAGCCTTAACTTCTGGTCTGTTATGGCTTATCTTACGAATGCGGGACATTTTATCGAATAAGCATTTTTTATTATTGCACTCTAGGTTTCTTCCAGAACCTATATAACATTCATGTCCACATTCACAGAACCTTATAAGGCTATAGCGATAACCTCTATCATCTCTATAAAAGCCTAGCACTTCACCTCTATCTCCAAGGCATTCTTTTATACTTTCTAATGTATTCCGTCTTGGTGTGTATTGGATGTAACTCATTATATCTACCTCTTTATGAATATATCTGTTTGAACCCTGATGCAGTTACGGGGTCTGTTTGCGTATAAACATTATAATCTACGCTGTCAACAGAAACGGTAGTCTTAGTATATCCACTAATATATTCAAACCCATTGCTATCTTTGATGCTTGAGAGATTACCCATACTAGCTGGATAACAATAACAAGCCCTTTGGTTTGACAATGTAAATGTAGCTGTCTGCGCCTTTGAGTTCTTAACGTTCTTTGTAAGTGCTATGATACCTGCCTTGTCTGTAGGTGCTGTGGTAACTGCTCCATAGTAAGAAGCCATTACGAATGTATAGGATGCACTCTTTTCGACAGTCGCGGTTGTATTATCGGACTTCTTATATTCAAGAACACCCTTAACTGTTGTGGTTGTAGTAACTGCACTCATTGTGTATGTGTAAGTGTTAGTTCCATCTACATATGCCTGTGTATCAAGAAGTGTAGAACCACTATAGAACTTAATGGATATCGGTGTTCCTGTTCCCTTATTGGTGATATTAAGCGTAAGAGTAGGTGTGACAGATGTGCCTACTTCCTTTACTCCACTGCCACTTGCAGTAAATGTTGTTGTAGGTGCGATCTCACTGATAAGCAGTTTCTGTGCAAACTCTGTAAAAGTCGTTCCTTCTGGAAGTGTTGTTCCACTTGCAATAGCACCTACTGCCAAGTTTGCTGTAACATCTGTTGTTAATGATGAATCTCCACTGCCACCACTGGGCTGAACATCTTTTCTTACCCAAGAGAATGTCTCAGGGTCTTGTCCGTCACCCACGCACTCATAGAAATATCCGTTTGTGTAGTCTTGGTCTGTTTCGCCTATGTATTCTACGATCTTGCCCTCGTTTGATTGACTTGCTTCGGGCATCTCTGATACTTGGATTGACCCACCGTCACCGCCTGTCACTTCTTCCCAATCTGCTATATCTGTTGGGTCATCTCCAATAAATCTATATTTTTTATCTTCCGCTACAACGTAGACTTCCATACCAACGTACTTGTATGGAAAACTACCCTCTGCGGTAAGGTCTGCTTTTGTTTGTACTACTTCTCTCGCATCAAGTGGCGCACCCGCTAATACTTCAAGAGAAGCTGCCAGATTAGCACTACCTTTGTTTCTTGCCATCTTTTATGTCCCCCTTTCATTAGCTCCATTTAACTCTTACTGATCTTGCGCCTGTATCATATCCAAGATTAAATGTATATCTCTTGTAATTTACGCTTGTACCTGATGCATCATCATGTGTCACATCTGTTACTGTGAACTGTGACATTGCATCCTCATATACGCCTGACAAGTCGTTCTTTACCTGAACTGCGGTTACTGTCCAACTAGCGGGCATATCGAATACCTCTGGATTAGCAACTGTCTGTGCGGGGAAGTTCATGTCACGTTGCTTTGCGCTCTTGCTTACAAGCGACATCTTAGTAATGCTTGCTATACTTGCTACGTTAGACCACATAGCATCAACAAACTCATAATTAACAACGTTTGAATTTACGCTACCAGCGGGAAGCGGACTCTGATAGTTCTTTCCTGTACTGTCTTTTGGCTGTTCACCAGCTTCATATGCAACAGAACCCTGATAAGAAGTCTTTGCTTCTGTGATAGTCTTTGCAAATGTATTTGTTGCCTGTGTAACGCCATCCAATGTGTAGGAAGTAGCAACACCAGAACGATAACCACTTGTGCCATAAGCGGGGTTGATTGAACCACGATTAAACGCAAGTGTGAATGTAACGTTAAGCGTAGCACCCTTTTCAAGCAACTTTGCGCCTGTAGCAGTAAGAGATGCAGACGGATTGGTAAGTGTTGGATAAGCCACAGGATTAAGCATGTCTCTAAAAAGAGTTTCCAAAGACGTTCCTGCTTCATATGTAGTTCCGCTTGTGATTCCACCTACTGTTACTGATGTGGTAAGGTCATCCTCAAGCTCACTACTTCCACCGCCACCACCACTAGGAAGTACACCTGCATCTTCTGTTGTGTCATCATCGTATGTGACAATAAGATGTTTCTCACCTTCTATGGTTTTTATCTTGGTGGATTTAATACCTAGTCCTTTTTCACCCGGTTCACCAGGTTCACCTTGTTCACCATCATGCAGAACTGCGGTATCTGTCTGTACCTGTCCACTCGTACCAACCCACGAAAACGTGATAGTAACAGTCCCTTCTTCCTCGTCATATATGATACTGTCTATTTGACAAGGGGCACCTTTTAAGCTGCCAAGTGAATCGGCAGTATCTTCTGTGAATTTTCTTGAAAGCGCATACGCCTGAATCCCCTTCATAACGTTTTCTCCTTACTGTTTTTTCCACTCACCAGTGCTTTTCATCATGTACAGTTCACCAGTATCAATAACGTAACAGTTAGATCCTGGTTTAAGATTATTAGACTTTGCATAAGCAGAAAGATTCTGAACATCGGCAGTTTCATCACAACCTAAGTTTGCAACTCCATCCATATCATTCTGAGCCAAAGCAAAAATAGCCATATCACACCTCTTTCTTATACTCACACACACACCTACAATTAACTATTTCTTGTGGTGACGCTCCGTGGCTTTGGTCTTTTGGAAATTCCATCAAACTATCGCCAACTAAAAATAAATCTCCAATAGGTATCGTTACCCCTTCCATCTCCTGATGTGTAGGTCTTACTCTATTATCTAATTCCGTATGCCATGTTTTCTTTGTGTAGCCTAGCAAAATGGCATTGGAATATTCGTTATATCCAATCACTACATTACTTTCATTACAAGCTACATTTGCAGCTCGTTCAACAGAATAGAAGTATTCTTCCCCTTGATGGTCTAGTGTTGTCTGTACCAGATTAGCTATGAACAAAGGCACATACATATCTAAGTAATCATCCGGTTCACTATACTGAAAGATTACTTCTTTATACATGTTTTCAAAACTTCTCTGTGTGTTTTCTTCTTGAACCCTCTCAGGGGCATTTTCGCACCACATCAAGAACAAAAGAACCGCATCGAAAATATCATTTGCTGCTTCAATGCGATTCTCTCTCTGCTTTTCTGTTATCTGCATCGGGTCAAAATAATGAAGTATGAAATCATGGTAATCAAATATGTTAGGGGCATTAGATGAACTTTCCTGAGTATCTTCACTCAATATATTCAGTTCATCTATCTTTGCCCTCGCCATATTACTGTTCCTTTACTTCTGTTTTTTCTTTTACTTCTACCGTTTCATTTGAGTTACCGTCTATCGTAGGACTATTCCCTATCTGATGTATAGGGTCATCCGATTGTGCTGTTACTTCTGTCTTTTCTTCTGAAAGATTTTGCTTTTTCTCTACACCCTCTTTACTGCGCTCAATTACTTGTGCTGGGTCTGGGAATAGCTGAACAGCATCCAATGTATCCTCAAGGCTAAATCCTTGTCCTAACAGAGTTGCTATAGCTGTAGTCTTAACGGACAATTCATAGCTCTTCTGCCTCTTTATACTTGGCTCAAGATCAGATGGAAGTATATCTCTAAGTGGGCTATCAACAGGACATTTAGTGCTTTCTCTAATAGCTGCGCATATAACCTTAATTTCCTTACGTAAGGACTTTGATATTACCATCTCTTCCTTACAAGCTGCGGTTTCTGCTGCGCTCCATCCTGTAGCATCACTCATTGCCACGCCTGTACTTCCACCAGAATTATCATTTCTCTGAGGAACGTTACACTTTTGCAGTATCAACGCTCTTTGAGTAACGATATTATTCAGAATACCTGCATAATCGTAATTAACTGTCAAAGGTTGTACTTTTGGTATCTTTCCATCCCTTGTAGTATATGTTTGCAACCATTCATTCGATTTTGGATGTTTTACCTGTTCTGTTACTGTTCCATCCTCATTCTGTACTTGAACAGTTTCAAACTCGCAATCATTAGTCCACCATATTGTCTGTGTATTCTGATCTACATCGTTTGAAAAGTCAGATATCAATAAATTAAGGTTGTTCATCTCGTCTATCTGACGTTCAAAACAACCCATTCTGTCATAACTTCTGAAAAACTCTGTTATCGGTATGATATGCAAAGGATTAATCTCACCACTTCTTACATCATGTCCCCACATATCCTTGGTTTCGCTGCCATTCTGCACTTGCCAGTTCTTTATCTCAAACTGATAATCTTTAGTAAACATGGTATAGTGCCATACACCATCAGAATCTTTCCTGAAGGTTACACCAGCCATTTCTCTGCCATCTATAGATGAATAGATTACAAAAGAACTTCTTGGATCCAGCACATACCTCTTATAATAGCTGTCTCCTTCCTCATAATCATCTTCGTTTATATCTATATATGTATTGCAGATACCGCCTATTTCCATGAACCTAGCAAGTTCCTGGTTGGCCGAATCTGAATCAGTGAGTAAATACTGATCATTAAACTCTTGAACAGCTTCTATTTTCCCTTCAATAGTGTTTCTTTTCTTGAAAGTAATAGGGTTTCCGTACTGAAATCCAACCTTAAACTCAACTATTTCATTAGCAATATTATCTACAATCTGGCAATCAATGTCTGTTCGGTACTTTTTTTCTCTGATTAACGGCTGTGCTCCTTCTTCAAACTCTAAAAGAAAGCTTATACGCTCAGCATTAATCATATGTTTGCTGATTGCTTTTCTTAGTACATCTATGCAGTTGTCGTATGTTATGACCTCTACATCGGTCTTTATCTTTATTCGTCCTAGCATGTTTCACCGCACTAAAAAGCGGCTACCCTTAAAAGGATAACCGCTTTACATTTCACTCTTTTACTAATACTTATAATATAATGTGCACACGTCCCAGGATTATTCAATTACCATAATTTTGCCGATCCTTTTCTGTATCAAGCAAAAAGAAGAAATACCTACGTCTCTCGTAATATGCAGGTGCAGAGATAGGCATATGTTCAACGTTAATTAGATAATTAATTGGCACACCATAGCATATTCCCTTTATCAAATACTCCCAAAGCTCAGAATCGACTTCTTTTGCCACTTTTTCAACCATTTCCATGTTTTTTTTATATCTTATCAGCTTAAGCGCATGTCTTGCCGTAGTATCTGAATTATTATGGTTAGATGGCTTAGGTTCATCACTATATTGTACCGCTGATATAAAGGCATGGTCTTTTAGTTCATTTTTCCAATCCGGGTATTGTTCACAAAAACTTCTAAGCTCTTTATATCTTTTCCCATTTATTCCGTATTTATCAAGTTTCAACTCCCTCTTATTCATCTTTTACCTCCCCCATATTGCAACTATATTAAGAGCATGTATGATGATCAGCATTAACATGACAGTTTTACCACTTTTCATTGTCTTTGCTCCTGCATAGCATTCTACAATCATCATACATAGTGTTAATGTTGTTACCACAATCTTAAATGCATACATAATTCCACCTCATATCGGACTTTTCATTATTTTTGCTGCTTTTACACCTGTTCCATGTTTCTCAAAGTCAATAAGACCTGATAGAGAATCAGCCGCGTCATCGTGCTGTTTTTTACTCATATTCATTGAGAAGCTAAACAGATTATTCATAAATTTTCTATACTGTATATCTCTATGCTGAGGATCCTTAAAATATAGCTTACGAATTTCCTCGGCATTATCCCATATCCTCTGTTGTTTTCTCTTTGTTACGGGTGCATATTCCGTAGTTATGTTGCAGACTTCTTTATATTCTTTATCTTCTTTTAGCATCCTACGGATATCGTCTGCATAACCCTCACCACCAGCGTTTGCCTCAAAATTTATGTGCTTTACAGTGTGTTTTTTTATCTTGGCTATCACCTGTGGCTGTGTTATATGCTTTTCTGAATTATCAAACACTACATCCTCTACATAACCTACAAGATCACCATTTTCATCTTCAAAATAATAGACAATAGGCATTGATAAATAGTCAGCACCACCAAGAGCTATATCACAGTGGCTTATGACTTTAATGGGTTCTTGCCCTGGTAAAACGGAATAATAATTCATATGCTGCGGATTAAACACCGCTCCATTACGTTCAATTGGTGTCTGCTGATACTGGCAGTTCCATCCCACCATATCATCATTGTTTTCAAACTTAGCTCTTAAACTCTGATAATACTTGGTTGAAAAGCCTACACTATACTCATACTCGAAATTACTCTCATCTGTCTCAGGATCTAGTGCTGGTATCTTTATTACTTCATACCTTGTATCTGCCATTTCTGGGCTATTTTCGATGAAATCAAGGTAGTTCATGAATATGTCGTGAGTGCTCCACAGAGTACCTTCGCATATGACTTTACAGTTTTCTTTTTTTCTTGAAAGAACGTTGTTGTCAAAAATAGTCTGTTTACGCTTTAGAACGTCATCCGACATTACATCTTGAACACCTTCTAAAACGTCATCAAGGATCATCCAACCATTTGCATCATATTCACCGTTAAGACCAGATTCTAAGCCTTTGCCTGACAGCGTTCTATACTTCTTTTTCCTATTAAGGTCTAATTTATTATTCTTGGCATCTGTATCAACTATTCTTACATCAGGAAAAATGTCGCTATAACAGTATGTTGGATCCTTAATTATCTCAACACAGCCTTGCAGAAAAGCACCTCCCAGACCCTCTTTATATGTTACATACAGATTAGACAATTCTGTATTCCTCGAACAATGCCATACTGTGTCCATGGTAATATCACCTGTTTTCCCTGTTCGAGGTGGCTGATGCAAAAACAATATATCTAGTTCATCATCTTCTAACCTTTGTACTGCATTTGTTATCTTTAAGAGTGTATTTCTTCTTGGCTCATAAAATCTCTCTTTTCTTGGTCTATTCTTCTCTATATACAGCTTAAAGCTGTCTAGCCAATATGGTGCTTCAACCCTCAATATGTCATAATACGCATCTATCAATCCATTTGTCGTTTTTTTGGCCTGGATATATTCTTCAGCTTGTCTAAAATCTCCATGAGATGTCTCTTTTATCGTCCTCAGAATATAATCCTTTGCAGCAAGTCCTATCTCCAAGCCTAACTTAACATCATCCTTTATCGCTAGTTCGGTAAGTCCATACCAGTTGTCTACCTTGCTTGCCATAATGGCACCCGATTTTTCGTATTCTTTTGCCTTTATAAAGTATTCTTTGATTTGTTCTATTTCCATGTGGTTCCTTTGTAAAAATGGCTTGCTAGGTGGGTTCTAAGCAAGCCATTTTCTGGTATCACCAGATTGAAAAGAGTAGTTTCACTGCCCTTGCTGGGCAAATTAGTAGCAAAGCTTTTACACCTTGCTACCATTTAGGAGTTTTTGGCAACCTTCAAGAGGTGCAGAGACTACAAGGTACTTTGCAATCTCTAAGAACTGGGTACTACCCGTTAGGGGGCGGGCAGTAAACGCTTATAGAGCTGTGACACCCTATAAGCTGAAGAGAGATAATAAAAATGGAACTAATGCCACTTAGCATGGCAGTGGAGTGTAGGGCTGTAATACCCTACAGACCGATGAAAAAAGTTGGTAAACGTTGGGGGCATTTACCTTACTGCCGGGAGCGGCAGTAAACAGGGGTCATGGGATTCGAACCCATATTTATGTGAACCAAAGTCACATGCCTTGACCTTTTGGCGACACCCCAGTATAAAACAGCTTTACCCACCTAGGATGCACTCTCGTTTTATCGCCCCTTGCAAGCAAAGAACGTTCTTTCAGAATCGGGAGTGGGGCTAGCTGAACATGCAGCTTTTTACGTCTTCACATGTTTGGACGAGATCATTTTAGGTCAAATCATTTTTTTGTTCATTTTAGTGGCTTTCGCATGTTTCCGTAGTAGGTTTAGAACGGTTTCTAACTACTTCTTGGTGAAGGTGCGACCTTCACATCCCTGCATTACTATCTGGACTATCCAGACCCTTCACCTTGGTCTGCTACTGACAAAGCTACTTGCGCGTTTTCACTTTGTCTGGCTTGCCACTATTATTCTTTTCTGAATCACCCATTTTGTAATTGTACTTAGCTTGCGTTCCATGATAATTCTCAAATTTCCACTTATATCCATAAGCACTCTTACTTCTTCCAAAACAACACTTGGTTATAGCCCAGTGATTTGCTTTAGTTTTTCCATGTGCCTTTAAATATCTTTCAGCTTCCATACTGTTAGAAAAAGTTAATAACTGCGCCATTGTATTCTTGTCACACATAATCACGTTGCCATACCAAGATTTTTGATAAGAGTAGTACATGGTGTCATATCCTTTTTTTCCACCAGTATTCATATTGTATCCAAACGGCTCAAGAGTATTCAGCTTTTTTATCCAATATCTTTCACACTCGTCAACAAAATCAGGTGATAAATGTTCTTCAATTACTTGAATGTCAAAATTATCTGCACCATATTCTCTAATCGCTTGTGAAAGTATTCTTTTTTGCCCGTTTTTGGCATCTTTAATATGCCATTGCATACGTCTTTTTAATGTGTGCTTCGTTTGACCAACATACTGTTTACCATTGATTTTGTTGGTTATTACATACACCTTATAGTTTTCTTGCATAACAAATAAATCCCCTTTCTGGAATTGAAATATTCATTACGCATAAATAAACTACTCGCTGTAAGCGCAACATAACTTTATTACATTATCATGGTTCACATGACAAAAGACCTTGTATGGCCTTAATCAGGAAGGGTGGACTCGAACCACCGACACAATGCAATTACTTACGACTAGGAATCAGCTGAATTGCAATTTTCTCTGGCCAACTGAGTTACTTCCCGTTATTATGTGTTATATCATTCCCCTAAGTGCATTAATGATCAAAAATAGTACTGCTACCATCCATACACATGCATATGATATCTTCGTTATTTTCTCTTGACGTAAATTTATTATTCCTAACACTATCCAAACTACTACCAGTATCCAATTAATCATCCTTTTCTACCGCTACGTATCCAGCAATATTCCCTTTCTCAAATTGTGCTACTATCTCATCATCTAGCCAAAACATATACGTTCCGTCCTCGTCAGTTACTGCATCCGCTTCGAACGCTATAACTCGTCCCGTGATTGTTACTACCTGATACACCATCCTCAACACCCATAATCTTCATTTTTCAATCGCCTGGCATCAAACTTCTTCGGCAACATGGATATCTGATTATCCAACCCGTTTAATATCTGCTCCTTTATCGAGCAAATAAAGTTATCAGGATATCCTCTCTCTCGTAATTTATCTAACTTTTTCTCTATCTTCTGTCCAAAAGGGGTATCTGAATCGTCAGAAACCGCATAATCAATAGGGTTAACCCCTATTTTTAGCTCGCCCTTTTCAATGCTGATTTCCCCTGTTTCTAAAGCATCAAAATAGAGCTTTATCATGGCTGAAATGCTGATATTATGCGTGTTTGCATACGTCTCTATTCTCTGATAATCTTTTTCGTTTACCTTAACTCCAATTACCTTTTTATCTTTACTTGGCATGTTTTTCCTTTCAAGGGGTTAACCCTATTGGTTGAGCCATTTCCTCACTTTTTCTTAGTCCCCTCTAGCTCCTTTATCATGTTCTGGAACAGCAGCTCTGAATCTACCCCAGCTTTTCTACATGCTCTTTCATATCTCCACGTATTATACTTATAAATCACACCCAGCTCCCCGTCTCTCTCTTCTATTCTCCCTGCTTTCATCTCTTCATACAGCCACTCTACATACCTATTTAGTGGCTTATCTTTAAAGTATTCAGCACATTCATTCTTTATCCTCAATGTCTTTAATTGCGTGATTTTACTGGTATTCATGTGCACATCCTCTTTGAATTTTCGGAATTTGGAGGGGTAACCCCGCCCCTGGGTCATGGCACCGCCTGACCCCTACGCCCCTGATGCATCTTTTCGTTAAATTCATATTAAACGAATAGTTTAAATCGTATGTGTATATACTGCTAATGCCTGTATTTACTAGCTTTTTACTCATTTTGGCCTTCATTAAACATAGGCAAGTTATTATAATTTCGTATATCATGATGCACTTCTATTTGTTTTGGCTCAGTTTTTTCTATAATTCCATGTACTTTAGCAAGAAAGATCTTATTTGTCTGATTGTATGGATTATAAGAAAGCTCACCAATTAGCGCCGTATTACTGTCTATTTCTATTTTTTTTAGGAACTCGCTGTATTTAGGGCTTAGCTTCTGCCTGTCTTTAAGCTGGTATTTGTATATACTAGTCAATTGTTCAAAAGCCTCATAAGTAATATATAGCCCTATGCTATTTAAAAGCTCTTTTAGTTGTTCCCATACTATTAAACATTTGTCTATATCGTCGGGATATATTTTAGGGGTGTTCTTTTTTAGCTGTATTAGAAGTCTCTTATACCAGTTATAGGGGTGTTTTTTTACAAGTTCTTCATTATCTGCTATAAACTGCTCTAGTATAGAATCACATGTCAATTTGTAGAGTTCTTCGAAATTTTCGGCACTGTCTTCTACTATCTCACCGCTAAAACGTTCTATTAGATCGCTGTTAAACTGTTCAGGCTGTTCTATACGTCTAAAAGTCTTATATTCTTGTTTAAAATTTTCATAGTTCTTTAATGTCTGGCCGCGGTTTTTTCTGCCTTTAGTTTCTTTTTTTGGGGCCTGCTGCGCTTGATCTGCGCTTGATTCTGTATTCACTTGGCTCTTTTTTATTAAATCGTTTAAATCCATCTAATCCCCCATAGAATACAGAAAAAAGAAAAAGCACACAAAGTTTTAACTCTGTGCGCCCTGATCGCATTCACTTTATATATTTAGTGTACACTCTTATCTTGTTTGTGTGTACATTTTAACATATGTCAACGTGCGTTTGTTTTTCTTGTCAGATAAGAAAAAACAATTTTTCTATATAAATATTTTACCTCAAAAATGCAGCAATTACAAGGCTTTAAAGCTATTTACAAATAAATAAAAATATTTTTCGTTTGGTACTTGACAACCAATTATAAGAGCTGTATTATATTGGTATAAGGCAACCAATTAAATACAGTGCAAGGAGATATTTAAAAGACCGAACCACCGCCAAACGGGACATAGGCAACTTATAAAAAAGGCTTTGTGCGATGGATTAATTAACTGCCTGGTATCAAAGAGAGATCAAAAAGAGGTGTAGAAATATGATGAACCCAAAAAATGAATGTATAGCAACTAAGGCCTTCGCTAGTCTTATTTTAGACTATGAATGGGACGCCAGCGGCGCCCTTCCTGCTGAGGTTTCATGCCGCGTACTAATCGAGGATCTATTTGATGGCTATATAAGAGCAGAAAGCCGTAAAAAAGCTATCGAGCTATTTAATAAAGGCGCCTGGAGGTCTTAACATGGCAGATATTAAAAAACTGTATATAGATTTGATAACTGACGAAGCCATAGTTAACCGCTTTAATACATTGATAGAACTTTTTAGGGCTTTAGGCATTAAATAAATAAGAGAGGTATAAAAAATGAGTAGTACATATTATGAATATAAGGACGTAAAAGTTAATATAGCACATAGATTGATGAAGCTTGAAGGCTGGAAGGTATACGGCTACAGCGCCGACCACTCCGACCCATACACGGACTATTACGATCCTGCATATTGGGGCGGAATCGCCACCAAAAACGGTTATACATTAGTAATAGATCACAGCACAGCCGCGCAGGAATACCGCAGAACCTACACAGTAAACACCGAGACAAGCCCAGAAATCAACGAAAAAATAGCTAAATTGCAGCGCATGACAAAGAAAAACGGCGCAAGCGATCAGGAAGAAGCAACCGCCAAAGCTGCAATTTTAAAGCTCCAGGAAAAGCAAACAGCCGGCCAAAAAACAATTGAAGAGTACACGCCCGGACATCTTGCAAACCCGCCCCGCTGTAATTGGCATATTGAAAAAGACGGCGTAATAATTGACAAAGGAACCGGCTTATTAAAATTTGCAAGTGTTCCGGACATCTCACAAGAAAGATCATTAAAAGATTGGCAGGATTTCAATAATTTAAGCCGTGAAGAGTGGATTAATAAAACCACACAGCAATATATTAGATATTGGAATGATACAGAGGAAAGCGCCCGCGCATCCGCTGAAAGTGCATATAATACAGCCACGGAAAAATATAAGTTACTGGAGCAATTCAATGTATTAATAAATCGTTTTAATACTATCGCAGGCGGCATGGTAGGCAGTGCAGGCGATAACGGTTTTACATACGAAATAAAAAAAGTTATTAAATATAAAACTGTTTATAAATTTGTACCTGCTAAAAATGGATCGTTTAAAGCCGGTCAATGTTTCCAGCTAAAGCATAATTTTAATTATGGATGTTTTGCAGGCCTTGTCTATAAATTTGTAGCAAGTGCAGACGGGCAGACCGTACACGGGCAGCGCGTAAGTCTTAAATCTAATAAAGTATTAACCGGTCTTGCCAATAGTTCCAATAGTTTTGGATATTACGCAGCCGACAACGCCACCGAGAACCACGGACGCGACAAAGAAAAATTTATTAATTGGATTAACTCCGGCGCGATTGTATGGGGCGAAGTTGTCGAAGTAAAAGAACCTTACGAAGTAGAAAAAGCCGTTAAAGTGGATGCAAGCGGCAAAGAATACAAGCAGCCAAGAACAGCCACAAAGGAAGCAGCCGCAGAAGCTCCAACAGAAGAAAAAACCGACATTAAATATATAATTACTCCAGACCAGGACACCCGCGACAATTCAAATATTTTTGTTGTTAAGTTGTCAGCCCTGGCAAGCCCTGAACAATTCAAAGAAATACGCCAAAAAATGCAAAAAATCGGCGGCTATTATTCCAGATTTAAACGCGGTTTTATTTTCAAAGAGGATCCCACGGCGCTATTATATCCAGATGAAACAGAAACAGCAGAAAATACGACACCAGAAGCCGAAACAACCACCACAGAAGAAAAGCCCGAACAAATACCAACAGACGCCCCAAAAGAGCCCAAAAAAGCCGTTTACGGCTACACCGGCGAAGCATCCGACTTTTTCACAACGGACGAAATAGAACAATTGACCGCAGGCGCTCAGATCAAGAAGGTCGAAGGCTGGAGGACGTACAAATATTTTGCAATTGATTATATAAATAATATTAAATTTGTTTATAGTGTCGTACTTGACAACGACACGCAGGAAATCAGCCCAAAAGCAAACGCTAATTATTGCGGTTTTATATACTCAAATAAGTTATTTAATGATTTTGAGCAAATTAAAAAAATACTTATTGAAGATATAAACACCGAATTATTAAAGCAGATCCCAACCCAGGCAGCCGCAGAAGCCAACGCCGCCAACCTGGATAAATGGCAAGCGGAACAGGTCGAAAGCTTTTATAAATTTGAATTTACAAGCGAAGCACAAAAACATTATATAGAGGATACAGCGCCGGATCTGTTTATATATGATAATTACGACCGCATAACAACAACAGACATAATTAATTATATAGTGGAACCTGCCGCCGTAGTTGTTCAAATCGCGACAGCCTACAAGCAATCGCACCGCGCCGACATTGTGAAAGATTACATAAAATATAATAAGATTGTCACCGCATTAAATGAAATCAGAGCCAACAAAAAAGATCCCGCGCATGTTTTAAAAGCTATATATACAGCCACCACCGGCGGCAAAGAAAAAACTTTTAAAATACAGCTTGCAAACGGTCACACAGTCAAAGCAGAAGCCAACGCAGTACAGCGCCTCCCGTATTGCGGTTATATATCAAGCTATTACATTTTATCAAGTGATAGACAATTATTAAACCAGGACGAGCGCGGACGGGCTCAGGATATCACACCAAACGAAATTATATCAATATCCCACGGCGCAAAAATACTATATCAAAAGACAGCATAACACAAAAGCCCCGGAGCCGATCCGGGGCAGATAAGGAGTAAAAATGTTAATACCCTACACCGGCGCAGCCCTGGAAAGTTACGAAAAAATCAATATATTGAGTAGCTATAAAACAAATAGACTATATCCTTTTAAAGATACATATTATTACATCAATAAAAAAGGATACCTTCATATATTGTTATTATCCGCATTGAGCTATAACGGCCGCAAAAGTTTTTATATCTCGGACAATCTATTGACAAAAGACAACAAATTGCAGAACGTCGGCCAGTTTACCCGACTATATGATACTAAGGCCGCAGCTATTGAGGCATTAAAGGAGGCAGCAAATGATCTATGCAGTATTGAAGCAGGACAATGACGAGACAGCCAATTTATTCTTTACATGGGAGGGCTTCCACAAGGCAACATTTAATCCCGAAATTGAGCCTATATGCATTATTGAGCTAGGCCGTGTTAAAGGTAATTATCAGGATAAAAAGGCAGCTATTGAGGGTAAAGCTATTGAGTATTCAAACAATCAATATCCCGGTTTATCGTGGGGAGAATTATTCGAGATTGAATCTTATTTCAGATCATACGGCAAACGTTACGGACTATTGAGTGAATTTAGTCAAAACGCAATATACCCAAAAATTTAATAATATTTTAGTTGTATTGTACCAATATTGAATATATACTATACTCAAATAATACTATTGAGGTTTAAAACATGGCGCGTAAAGATGAATTTAGCAAGCTTGTAAAATCAAAAGGCTACAAGAATGTAACAGATTTTTGTTATCAACAACATATTGATGTATCAAATATGAGCAAAAGGCTACTAGGAACCCAAAAAATTGAACTTTCCTACATGTTTAAAATAGCAAACATGTTACAAGTTCCAATTGATACAATTATAGAAATCTTCTACCCTGAAGAAATGCAAAATAATAGAAAGAATATTGAGGTGTAAAAATATGATTAAAGACAGAAAAAACGGCGATTATTTTAATTCTATTGATGAATTCAAAAACTATTTATCAATTATTCCAGAAATCGAAGAAGAATGCACTTTATCAGTAGCGGCTTGTGTTACAGAGCAGGATTTCGTTGATTTTGCGAATGAATATGAATTAAAGGCCAATGACGGAATAATGACACATGAGTATGCAGTTATTTAAAGAATGAAGAACATTAAGTAATTGAGTTTTAAAGAGAGAAAAGGTGTAAAAATATGAATGACGTTAATATTATCAATCAAGTTATATCTAAATATAATCTTGCTATCCTCGACAAAATCGACGCTGCTCAAACTTCTACATACAGAGTTGATCTAGCTCAAACTGAGTATAATACAATTTCCAAAGTAAATAGGATAAGCCTTGAATTAAAGGTCGCTCTTAATGATGATGCGGTTAACGTATATCGTCAGGGCAGATATCTTAATATTGAGCGTAGAAAGCTCTTAGACGTAGTTAAATTCAAGTCTATAATTGATTCTGACTTTTATAAAAGACCTGGCTTATTGATTGCTTTAGGCAAGGATTTACAGGGAAACAGAGTTCACACGGATTTAGCCAAAGCTCCACATATGTTGATAGCTGGTGCTACAGGATCCGGTAAATCAGAAACAGTACATACAATATTAGCGTCATTGATATCAAGATATGCTACTCAGCCTTGCGGAATTACTATCATTGATATGAAAGGTACTGAATTTAGATATTGCAAAGACGCTGACTTTGTATGGTTAATTGATAGTGTTAATACTGCGTTAAGAGCACTTCAAGCATTTTGTATTGAGATGGATACAAGATACAAGGAACTTGCTGAAATTGATTGTGCTGATGTATCTGAAGCATATGAAAAAGGATATAACCAAGATGTTAGATTTGTTCCACAAGTGATCATTATTGATGAGCTGGCTGATCTTATGTTACAGAATCGCCAGGTTGAAAAAGAGATAATCCGAATTGCTCAAAAAGGTCGTGCCGCAGGACTACACTTGATTCTTGCTACACAGCGACCATCACGAGATGTCGTCACTGGCCTTATTAAAGCAAATGTGCCAACTAAAATTGCTCTTGCTACTTCTACTGCTGTTGATTCAAGAGTAATCCTTGATGAGGGTGGCGCCGAAAGATTGTACGGCAAAGGTGATATGCTCTTCAAAAAAAATGGTGGATCTCCTATCCGTCTACAGGGTGCCTATGTGAGTGATGCGGATAAACAAGAATTAAAAGCACTTATTGATAAAAGAAATGCAGCTCTTGGTTATAATAAAAATAGTAAAGGCTTGAAAGGTTTCATTAAAAAGCTTTTCAAAGTGGCATGAACTACTAAAAAGGCGGTTGATTGACCGCCTTTTTACTTTGCCTTAATGGTATCCCATCTAATTGATAAATCGAAAAATTTGCCCGTTTTAGCCACCAAATCCTCTTTAATAGGTATTACTGTGTAGTCTTCAAACAGAACGTTCAAATAGCCATTTTTCTGTGATATTACCACACCTATTGAGCCATCACGAATAACCCTTACTACACTACCCTGTCTCACTTTGATCTTAGCTCTATTCCGGTTTTTTCGTCTAGCAATTTAATCAGATCCTCTGTACTATATCCCATATTAGCATACTTATTTATCTTTTTTTCCATCCTTTTGAACAATGATACTATCTGTCCGTGTGTATCGTCTTCTTTCCAGTTATAGTCTTCCATCATGCACAGGCCTAGGATTGCGAAAAAATGAAGAAAATTCTTGTCTACTCTTTTTTCATATTCCTTGTAAGCTGATTTATCTAAATGATCCTGGGCATGGGATGTTATATTATCTATTTGACGCAGCGCTCTTTCTAATCTCCTGCGTTGATTTCTATTTTTATTTGAACTATTGATCATATCGGCTACCTGACTTACAGCATCGTCTGTCATTATAAATTCAGGCTTTTTGTCTGCCAATACATTGAGTGATTTATATTCCATCTTCTTCCCCTTATGTTACTTGCAAACTCTCATGATGAACTTGTTTCAGTTTTTATCCAATCCTAAAAGATACAATTCACATTGATTAAACAATCTATCATACGTTACAGACCAGGACTTTTCTTTACCGCATTTTACGCATCGATTGCAAAAACACATTTTCCTTAATATATTATCTTCGTATACCCTCAGATTTGCATCAGCATACCTATGTCCGCCTGTTAATTTGCAAAGTAATCTATTCATCCCTTTCACCTCGTTTGTTTAACAACAACTTTTTCCTTGCATTGAGGACAATATATATACAATTTAAAACCCTTATATGTGTCGGTACTCTCATTGATAATGTCTTCTTTCTCATAACTGAATTTACATCCACAAGAATTGCAAGTTGTAATTGTTTTAGATCCGTATTCTATTATTTTAATCATGTCTATCCCCTCTCAATTCCAAAGCATCTTTTTCGTTTATCATTTCTTCGATGTACTCATCTAAACTATAGTGATGAACAAGATCATCACCAAAATCATAATCGTGATAGCTCAACCAGGTGCCATCCTTAAGCTTAACATCAAATCCAAGGCAACAATCTGTTGTCACGTTTTCTAATTTATTTCTCTGGATAAAATCAATAATTTCTTGGCCAGTCATTTACGTTCCCTCATAGCATTGATTTTTTCTAGTATAATCTCTATCACTTGGTTTCTGGCAATGGTTACTCCCTGCTCAAACTGAGGCGAACCTTCTGCCCCATCAACGCACTCTTCAATCTCTGTCTGTAACTCTGTAAGCACTTCAATCTTGGCTTGTTTAATTACTCGTTTGGTATACTCAATTTGCATTTTCTCTACGTCAAAATCAATTCCATGAGAAGCATAAAAGTCTTTATCATTTATTGTCATCTGTATTTTCCTTTAGTGAATTGATTTTTTCTTCCAATTTATCAATTTTAGATGCTATATCATGCAGTTTAATCATAGTAAGAACGTAATCAAAAGTTATTACAAAGGTTATGCTAAGTATTATTTTTGCCATCCTTTTCCTCACCTCTCAAAGCATTGATTTTCTCTTGGATAACATCCATTGAATCAGATACTCCATAAGCCTCGTCAAAGTGTTCTGTTTCAAAGAAATCCTCGTGCATTTCTCTTAGTTGCTCTTTTAGTTCTTCCAACATAGCCACCATATCAGACTTAGTGTAAATTTCTTCTCCCTCATACATAAGTTGATAGGCTTCATCTGTTTTGAGTGAGGATATGGCATAGTGTAAGGCTTCAACATTATCTTTTAAGGTGCTATCATAATATCCCTCACATTTCTCTCTTGCCTTGTAATGTGATAGGAGATTTTCTAATGTTTTGATGTGATGTTCTCTCTCACTTATTCCCATCTTCTACCTCCCTATCCTATGGATAAATGTTGCTATTGAAAACCCACATACAAATGCCAATACTGTTAGTGCTATTACAGATGATGGGTCTGCACCACTATTGATTAAATCAAATATCATTTGCTACTCCTTTCAGCTTGTCTATTTTCTGTTGGATATCCTCTTTACACTCTCCGCAACCAAACATTCTTCCACACATAGCGGAATCATGCACAGCATTTTTTGACTCTAAAAACTTGTCTTGATAATACAGTTCCTTTTTTTCAATCTCCGTCTTTAACTCTGTCAACATAGCCACCATATCAGCCTTTAAGCTCTCGTCATAGTCTCCTAAAACAGTATCGGCTATACATAGTGCTTGCATCATTTCTTCATCTGTGCCATTTTTTGTTAATTCCATCCACTTATCATGTAGCCTTTGTTTGGCTTGTAATATTGTCATTCCCATTTTCTACCTCTAATGTACTGATTTTCTCTTGAATGATATCATTTACATCATCCAGTTCGACCAACTCAACTCTCACTTCATCTTCATAATTACCGATAATCGTAGTATCGTGATAAGATTTTTTCTTAATCTTTAACTTAATATCTTTCAGAATAGCCATCATATCAGCTTTTAATCGGGCTTCGTAGTCGGCTTTAAACTTGTCATATGCTACTGCAATCTCTGAATTAGCCTTTTGCAGTGCTTTGATTGAATTGCTCAATTGCTTTATAGTAGCCATATCTGTTGTTAAGCGGGTTTCGTAGTCGGCTTTTGGGATTGCTTCTACTAATTCATCTACTGTTGTTCCAAAATAACCGCCCTCATTTCTGACTATTACTTTGTCCTGTCGTATTTCATCCAAATAGCCATGTACATAAATTTCATCATCAATCCTCATTCCCATCTTCTACCTCGCACTGATAGCTGAAACAATAGTGCTATCATTATTCTCACATTCATGCAAAAGTGTAATAATTGCTTCTGCCACTTTTTCAGGCACATCATAAAATTCACGGTCTATGATGCCATCAGTTATGTTGATTGTCATTCCCATCTTCACTCTCCTGTAGATTTTTCAGATTAATTCGCTTTTTATTCTGCCAATATATCTTATCTAATCTATGATGTGCGTAAGCAAACATTGTCAGTAAGTCTTCGTGATCATTAGTAACCATCATTCTGTTAATTTCGCCTTGTAACATATCACACTCAATCATTAAATCCTTACGCTTTTTATCAGCATCTTCTTGCAACTGTTTTATTTTTTCAATTGGTTTTTCCATCTTCTATTACCTCTCTAATCTTTTTCAGCATTGGATAGCATCCCTCTGGAATAATACAAGGCTCTTTGAGTATCTGTTCTATCTTCTGATACTTGTGCATGGTGTTTATTGCCAATCGCAACGCTTCTCTATTGAGCAAGCAATCATCTGTTAATTCTCCATATTCCCAATCATCCTGTTCAAAATGCAAATCCTCAAGTCTATCAATAGCTTTATCAATTGTCATTCCCAATCTTCTTCATACTCCTGTTCTGTCATTTCTCCATCTATTGTTTCTGTTCTATATTTCCAACCGCTTTGGTAAGGCTGAATAGTAAATTTCTTTCCGCAACTATCACAAGTTACTGTCTGTACTTCGCCTCCGGATTGCAATCTACACC